TATCTGGACTCGGAAGGCGCACCACGTGACGGGCGCCGTGCTTGTATCGTTGAGCCGTTTACCTCGGCTACAATCGTTGATTCGCTTAAGGGCTTGTTTATGCCTTCGGCCAAAATCTCCGAGCAGTACGAGAAAGGCATGATGGGCACGGACAGCGCTGGTATGCGTTGGAAGATGGATCAGAACGTCGTATCGCAGACGTTTGGTTCGTATGCTTCTGCAACCCTGTCGACAAACACCGCGACGTTTAGTGGCGCTTTAACGTCTGGTTGGGCATCGTCATCGACGATCACCATCTCGGCAACGAGCGCAGCAGCTCCGATCCAGCAGGGCGACGTGATCACGATTGCTAACGTGTATGCGGTCAACCCGCAGAACCGTCAGCCATACGGCACAAACCGTCTGCGCAACTTTGTGGTGACTTCGGCTGTTACAATCAGCTCGGGTGGCTCGGCATCGGTCACGGTTTCTCCCGCGATCATCACCGCCGGCCAATTCCAGAATGTGTTTGTTTCGGCTACCAGCTCAAGCGCAGTTGTAACGCCATTCAACAACACGGGAACTGTCAGCCCACAAAACATCATCCTGCATCGCAATGCAGAGACCTTGGCTTGCGCCGATCTCGAGCTGCCGCAGGGGGTCGTATTTGCTGGACGTGCATCGGATAAGGACTTGGGCCTTTCGATTCGTGTGGTCCGTCAATATACAATTAATAACGATTCCGTTCCTTGCCGTCTTGACGTGCTGTACGGTTGGGCAATGCTTTACCCTGAATTGGCTTGCCGCGTCGCAGCCTAATAAATCAACGACAAGGATATAAATCATGGCGAATCCAGGCCCCGCAACTACCGTTGCCAATCATCCGCAGGTACTTGGGTCAAACCAAGCTTTGCGTTTGTTGGCGTCGGCTCAGTCTGTCAGTCTGGCAGTAACGGGTGACACCGTTCTGCCGGTTCTTAACACCAGCTCTTATAGCGTTTCAAACGTTATCGTGACAAACGCTTCGACCAACTTGTCGACTGCTACCGTCCCTTTTGCGGGCGTGTTTCCAGCGCCTGGCGCAAGCGGCACCGCAATCGTCGCAAATGCAACGCTGAATGCTTTGACCAGCTCGGCGGTGGTGTCGCAGCGAACTGTGGCATCTACGGTGGCGCAGACGGGTCAGAACGTATACTTTAACGTCGGTACGGCGGCATCTTATCCTGCCACTGTTGACGTTTTTGTCTACGGCTACGACCTTACATTCCTGCCTTAATCAAGGCAAATGAGAAGGAAAGCCGATCTCAAAAGGGTCGGCTTTTTCTCTTTATTTTTGGAATAGAAAATGTCAGAAACCAATCAGGTTAACGTCGTCACGTCTCAGAACGTGGTCCCCGTTGGCGCTACTTATGACGCTAACGGAAATTTTATTACTTTGGTTGGTGCTGCCGGAGCGCCAATTAGTTCGGGTGGCGCTCCGTCAACCGATGCCTACGTTCTTTTGGCTTCATCGACGAGTTTGCCGAATGAGCGGGTTCTTACAGCCGGAACCAACATTTTAATTACGGACGGTGGAGCGGGTGGCAACGTCACTATCGCATCAACCGCGGGTGGCGTTTCCAACGTAGCAACCGGAACGGGTCTGACGGGTGGTCCGATTACGTCAACCGGCACCATTTCGCTGGCTAACACCGCAGTTACCGCCGGAACATACGGAACTTCAATTTCAATCCCTCAAATTACTATTGATGCGCAAGGCAGGATTACTGCTGCGGCCGGGGTTGCAACGACCAGCAACAGCTATCAAGGAACGTGGAATGCTTCGACTAATAGCCCGACGCTGACCTCAAGTGTAGGCACACTTGGTTATTACTATGTTGTCTCGGTTGCTGGCTCGACTAATTTAAACGGCATCAGCACTTGGGCGGTTGGCGACTGGGCGGTTTACAACGGCTCGGCCTGGCAAAAGGTTGCTGCATCGGGGTCTAGCGCGTTCAGCACGTTGACCGTCACGGGTTTGACTGGTTATATGTATGCCAACGGCTCAAGCGCTGTGACGGCTGCTACAACCATTCCCAATGCTGGACTGACAAATTCATCGGTGACAATTGGATCAACAGCGGTATCGCTTGGCGCGACTGCTGCGACAATCGCTGGATTGACGTTGACTAGCCCAGTTATGACGTCTCCGACGCTTGGCATTCCAGTAAGCGTTACGCTGACTAATGCGGTTGGTTTGCCGCTAACGACAGGCATTACCGGCAATCTGCCGGTTAGCAATCTAAACAGCGGAACAAGCGCATCTAGCACAACTTTTTGGCGCGGCGACGGAACCTGGGCGACGCCAGCGGCGAGCGCTGGAACGGTTACGTCGATCAACGTGGCGGGCGGCACGACTGGCTTGACCACGAGCGGCGGTCCAATTACCACGTCTGGCACGATTACCCTGGCTGGCACATTGGGCGTTGCCAATGGCGGCACGGGCGTCACGACCAGCACTGGCACGGGCAACGTGGTTTTGTCGACCAGCCCAACGCTAACGACCCCGGTTTTGGGGACGCCAACAAGCGTCACGCTGACAAATGCGATTGGCTTGCCGTTGTCCACGGGCGTTACCGGCAACTTGCCGGTTGCTAACTTAAACAGCGGGACTTCCGCATCGTCCACTACATTTTGGCGCGGTGATGGCACTTGGGCAACCCCGGCTGGCGGTGGTTCTGCTGGTCCGGTGCTTGAGTCTTATCAGACAATCAGTTCAAATTATTCTGTAACGGCGGGTTCTAACGCTTTTAGCGTTGGTCCCGTCACCGTGGCGACCGGTGTTGCCGTAACTGTACCTACGGGCCAGGTTTGGCTCATCGCTGCTTAAAGGATCAAACATGAGCGCAATCAAACTTCAAGGCAATTCTAGTGGTGCTGGCACTTCGGTTTTGCAGTCTGCCAATACCGGAAGCACACTTACTCAAACGCTACCATCTACTGATGCTGTAACGCTTGGGTATTTAAATATTCCTTCTAGTTCAACGACCGGGACACTTGTAGCGGCAGACGTCGGTAAATTTTTGCCGCTTGCTGCTGGCATAACTGTCCCTGCGTCTATTTTTGCTGCTGGTGACGCTGTTTCTTTGTACAACAACACGACGGGTAACTTAACGATTACTTGTTCTGCTGTGACAACTAAAATTGCTGGAAGTAACACAACGGTGACTTCTGCGACGCTGGCAACTCGCGGCGTTTGCACCGTTTTGTTTATTGACGCAACCAACTGCGTCCTTACGGGCAACGTGTCATGAGTGGAATTATGCTTGCGGTGCTGGGCGGAAAGCCTATCATTACATCAATTCCTATTGAATATCTGGTTGCTGCTGGGGGCGGCGCAGGTGGATATGGTTATTCTGGCGGAGGTGGAGCGGGTGGACTACTTACCGGATCGTCAAACGTAATCGTTGGAAGTAGTTACACCATAACGGTCGGGGCTGGAGGCGCGGCGTCAACCAGTACAACACCAGTCAATGGGTCAAACTCTGTTTTTTCTGGCGTTACTTCAACCGGTGGTGGTGGCGGCGGCGCTGACGTAACAAAATACGGGGGAAATGGAGGGTCAGGCGGCGGTACTGCAATCAATTCCGGCGCGAATCCTGCTGGAACAGGGATTTCGGGGCAAGGTAATGCAGGTTATAAAGGGGATGGCGCAGGCGGCGGCGGGGCAGGCGTTGCGGGTTCAGAATCAAGCGGCGGAGATGGACTTCAGTCAAGCATTACAGGAACTGCAACCTATTACGCTGGGGGCGGCGGCGGGTGGCCTAGAAGCGGTCCTGAACCGGGAGGGTTAGGCGGCGGCGGCGCTGGTGGAACGGGTGTCGGTGTGTCTGGAACCGCTAACACAGGTGGCGGAGGCGGGGGGTCAGCCCCATCTAATTTGGGCGGCTCTGGCGGTTCTGGTGTTGTGATTATTGCTTATCCATCTACACAAGCAGCAATTACGAGCATTCCGGAAACTTTGACCTATTCTGTCAGCACTTCTAGTAGATCTGGATACAGAGTCTATACATTTACCGGTGGAACCGGAACCGTTATTTGGTGATTTTATATGGCACATTACGCTGAACTAAACCACGATAATATTGTTATTCAAGTAGTTCCGGGATGGGATGAAACCGTAAAATCCGGCATGGAACAATTACTTTTGTTAGAAACAGGCAACATTTGGAAGCGCACAAGTTACAACACCCATGGAGGTCAGCATCCAGAAGGCAAACCGTTCCGTAAAAACTATGCGGGAATTGGGTTTAAGTACGATGCGCAGCGTGATGCGTTCATTCCCCCGCAACCGTTCCCGTCTTGGACGTTGAACGAAGATACTTGCTTGTGGGATGCTCCAATACCATATCCAAAAGACGGAAGTTTTTACAGTTGGGACGAAACAACGACAAGTTGGGTTGCAATAAAAAGGGATGACTAATGTATAACTCACCTTTTACGCCGTTTGGGCCGACGTATCTTGTTGGGACGTCTCCTGTGCAGGTGGCGTCAAAAAACAATGACAACCCATCAAGCTATCGGATTCGCAATACCAGCGCATCGGTGCAATACATCACTTGGGCCTATGCCGCTCCAGGCAATGCAACTCCAACCATTACGGTGACTGCTCCGACAGCCGGTAACCCATCAACGGCAACGCTTGGTTTTTTGCCAAGCTCGGTTGAGGTGATCGGCGGAATTCCTCCGAATGCTTGGTTTGAGGCTGATGCTGCTGGAGCTTTTGAGGTTACTCCGGGCGAGGGTTTGTAATGGCACTTAGAGCAACATCAGGCGGTGGTGGTGGCGGCGGCAGCGGCACGGTCACGACCGTCTCGGTTGCAGCAGCTAATGGATTAAACGGCACGGTCGCCAATGCAACTACGACGCCATCAATTACCATCGGGACGTCGGTCACTGGCGTCCTAAAAGGCAACGGAACGGCCATCAGCGCGGCTACGGCCAACACGGACTACCTTACCCCTCCGAGCGGCACGGCGCTGCTTAAAGCGGGTTCTGGTGGCGCTTTGGCCAATGCTGCGGCTGGCACTGACTACCAGGCTCCAATCAGCCTGACAACAACTGGGACGAGCGGAGCGGCGACGTTTGCCGCTAACGTGCTGAACATTCCGAATTATGCGGCTGGCGCTGGGTCTGGCACGGTCACTAGCGCATCGGTGGTTTCGGCCAACGGCTTTGCCGGTACGGTTGCCAATGCCACAACAACCCCAGCGATTACGCTTACCACAAGCATTAGTGGACTGCTAAAGGGTAACGGCACGGCGATCAGTGCAGCATCATCGTCAACTGATTATCAGGTTCCGATTACGCTGACAACGACTGGCTCAACGGGAGCAGCGACGTTTGCCGCTGGCACGTTGAACATTCCCAACTATTCGGTTGCTGGAACGGTCACCAGCATCACGGCTGGCACGGGATTGAACGGTGGCACGATTACCAGCTCCGGCACAATTTCAATTGATTCAACGGTCGCAACGCTTGCTGGCACTCAGACATTTACAAACAAAACAATTACAGGTTTAACCAGCGGGTCAACCGTTCTTGACAGCGCAAGCAATCCATATGAGGTTGGCTTTCGCACGATGCCATTGTCAACCAATGCAACTGGCACAATGGCTTTGTCTGATAGTGCAAAGTTCTTTTATGTCACTAGCGGCGTTACCGTTCCGTTAAACTCATCAGTTGCATTTGAAATTGGCACGGTAATTACGGTTATCAGTAACGGCACGGCAATTTCTATTACTCCGGCGTCTGGGGTTACTTTGCAACTTGCAAATTCGGCAACCGCTGGAACTCGGTCATTGGCAAGTAACGGAATTGCAACGCTTATCAAAGTCGCGGTAAACACCTGGTATGTTAGTGGAATCGGCGTAACATGAGCGGTTTTTTGGGAATGATGTTTCTTGGGGCTTCTGGAGGGGCGGCCCCAGTTGTCCCATCTGAATTCCTTTCTATTAGCGGAAATTCTAGTTCACCAGCAAACGTAACTGTATATCCTTGGAATTCAACCTCTGGATTTTCTACTCCATACACAACCCCAACAATACCTGGGGCCAGTTTTCAAACATCTTTTGTTCCAGATAATTCCGTTTTTTCGGCGTCTTCAACTTCAAGTCCGTATTTTTACGTCTGGCAATGGTCTGGGCTTGGTTTTGGGACAAGATATACCAACCCTGCCAGTCTTGTAAGTCCCGTAGGTGCCAACGGAATAGCTGGATTTACTTGGACGCCAACAATTGATGCTTTTTTGGTTGCAAACTCAGATGCAACAAATTACCCTCAAGGTTGGGCGTGGAGCAATACTTCTGGATTTGGAACAAAATATTCTAACGGGTCAGCAATTTCTACTGTCAATGCTGCTCGATCAATTTCTATTAGCGGAGATGGAAATTTTGTAGCGTTTTCTGTTTTTGGAAGCGGAACCGCCAATCCAGCAATTGCTTTGTATGCTTGGTCTTCGTCAACTGGATTTGGAACAAAATACGGCAACCCATCAACGCTTCCGTCAGGACCGCCACCAGTTCGGCTTGGAATGGCGTTTAATAAAGTTACAAATGATTTGGCAACTTCCGAAGCAAACAATCAAATTATTGATGCTTACCCTGTGACGTCTTCTGGATTTGGAACAAGATACGCAGATCCTGTAACTGGTATTGGAGGAATTATAAGAGGAGTAAAATTTAGTTCTGACGGCGCATTGCTTGCAATTGCAACGGGAGCGGCTACTCCAATTTCTGTTTACAATTGGGGCGCCGGATTTGGAACCAAATATTCCGGTTCTCCTGCTGCGTCTTCAGCAACTTCAATTGATTGGTCAAGCACCAATATTTCTATTGTTATTGGAAACCAAGTTAGTTCGCCATACAATTCGGTTTATGCTTGGAGTGGCGGTTACGGTTCAAAATTTGCAAATCCATCAACTGCCCCTGGAGCGTCTCAAGGGGTTTCTTTCGGAAATCAATCAAGGTAAAAAATGCTTACTAATCAAGAAAAGCAAGCTGGTTTGGTCATGAATGCGTTCCATCGTGAGATGGAAGTCTATGGCTACCAGATCAACATCGACAATTACACGACCATGTTGTCGGCTCTACCTGCTGACGCCTGGCCGGCAGATCTTGAAGCGTTTAAAACGATCAAGACCGAAGATTTGCCCGACGAGCTGAGCGACGACCAGGTTGCTCAGATTGGCGATTATCAATACCGCGACCGTCTGCGCGTCTTGGTTCGCACCGAGAAGGCTGAACAGAACAAGTCAATGCGGATTCGTGACGTGATCAAAGCTCAAATTGGCGCTGATTACGACGCATTGGTTGCAGCCTATAAGGCAACACAGGTCTAACAATGGCAGTCAAACTATCTCCGCTGGCTGGCGCTGGTTGGCAGTTTTTCGATAACCTCGGGACACCGCTGGCTGGTGGGCTGTTGTACACGTACACGGCAGGAACAACGACGCCACAAGCGACGTATACCAGCGCA